ACAACATTGAGGGCGCTTATGTAGGTCCCGACACTCCAATAATTGTTTGGAAGTACGATTCGTTCTACGGGGAAATGGATGACTGACATCCATAAAATCTTTGGGCCGCCCGGTTGTGGCAAAACTACTTACCTGCTGAATGTGGTGGATCAAGAGTTGGAAGCAGGAGTTCCATCTACAAAAATTGGTTACTTTTCTTTTACCCGCAAAGCAGCTAACGAAGCGCGGGACAGGGCCATACAAAAGTTTCCCCAGCTCAACGCCAAAACCGATTTCCCGTACTTCCGCACGTTGCACAGCTTGGCATTCCAGTGCCTTGGCATACGGACCGAGGACATCATGCAGGCAGAACACTTCAAAGAGTTTGCTGCCCAAGCAGGCATTGAATTAGCCTTGTCCCATGATGCAGAAATAGATTTTGTTAAACCCGACAACCCCATCCTCAATGAAATAAACATTGCCCGCATCAAGGGCGAAGACTTAAAGACCCATTACAACAAGTGCGGCTTAGATATTGAGTGGCATCACTTTGAATTTGTAGAACGTACTTATCGCCACTACAAACGTAGCAAAGACTTATTTGATTTTACCGATCTGTTGGAAAGAATAGTCAGCGAACCCGAACGTCTTCCCATGTTGGAAGTGCTGATCGTGGACGAGGCACAAGATCTTTCCCGCTTGCAATGGATGATGGTAGAAGCTTTAACCGTACGATCAAAGCGTACGTTTCTTGCCGGTGACGATGATCAAGCCATTTTCTTCTTCGCCGGAGCAGACGTAAAAAGCTTTCTTGCCTTTGAGGGTACCGTTACCATTCTCAACCAGTCCTACCGTGTTCCCGCCAAGGTCCATAGCTTGGCCAACAATATTGTCAGACGTATCCAACAACGGCAACCAAAGGAATGGGAATCGCGTGAGTTTGAGGGCCTTGTCAAAACCTACCACCGTTTTGAAGACGTGCCCGTAGAAGAGGGGCAATGGCTCATCATGGCCAGCACCAATTACATGCTCAACCCCATCCACGAATGGCTTAAATCCATCGGCGTACTGTTTGAGCGCAACGGCGTACCCAGCCTGTCCCCACAGATCGCCCAAGCTGTTGTTGAATGGGAGCGCCTGCGAAAAGGTAAAGCAGTGGTTTACACCAGCGTTCAAACAATATACCGGTACCTCGATACCCGCGCCGTGGCCCGGGGCTACAAAACCTTTAAGACCGGTGACCCGGCTTGTATGTACACACTTGATGAGCTAAAGGAAAAGCACGGCCTGCTGACCGATGCAATTTGGCACGAAGCAATGACCAAGATTGCAGACGACAAGAAAGAATATTTGATCTCCTTACTACGCAGGGGCGTGAAACTTTCACAGGCTCCAAGAGTACGTATATCAACTATCCACGGTGCAAAAGGCGGGGAGGCGGACAACGTTATGCTGCTCATGGATCTCAGCCCAAAGTTTGCCAAAGAATATGCAAGCAACGCGGACAACGTTCACCGTTTGTTTTATGTCGGGGTCACCCGTGCTAAGCAATCGCTTCATCTGGTACTCCCAAAACACACTGAAAAAGGATTTCGACTGTGAAAACAATTCCAATGTTTCCCAACCCTGCTGAATGGGTTCCACCAGACACGTTCCCTAATTTATCAAACGCTAAGGAGATTGCAATTGACCTTGAAACCTGTGACCCAAATATGGAATCTTTTGGGCCGGGATGGCCCCGTAATGACGGCTTCATTGTTGGTTACGCTGTGGCTGTGGACGGTTGGAGTGGATACTATCCTGTTGCTCACGGCGGCGGCGGCAATCTTGATAAACGTCTTGTTGAGAAGTGGGTAAAAGATGTATTGGCTACAGATGCTGACAAAATTATGCACAACGCGGCGTACGACTGCGGGTGGCTCAGGGCCAACGGATTCACCATTAACGGCAGAATCCTCGACACCATGCTTGCCGCCCCGGTACTCGATGAGAACCGCTTTTCTTATAGTCTTAATGCGCTTGGCTTTGATTACCTTAAAGAGATCAAGTCAGAGGCCGAGCTTAAACAGGCTGCTGCCGACTTTGGCGTTCATCCCAAGAAAGAATTATGGAAACTCCCCGCCATGTACGTTGGGGAATATGCCGAGCAAGATGCAGCGCTGACCCTGAAACTGTGGCAATACTTCAAAGTAAAGTTGCGACAAGAAGAAGTTGAATCAATCTTCAACTTGGAGACCGAAGTCTTCCCTGTCCTCCTAAACATGACCCAGCGCGGGATCCTCTTTGATCGCAATAAAGCAGAGCAAGTAATCTTGCAACTGATGCAACGAGAAAAACAAATCCACCAAGAACTAAAATCAGCCTGTGGAAAACCTGTGGACATTTGGGCAGCACAGTCCATTGCAGTGGCCTTTGATACCCTTGGAGTAGCTTATGGCAAAACAGAAAAAGGACTTCCAAGCTTTACCAAAGGGTTCTTAGAAGATTGTCAACATCCTGTGGCTAAGTTGATCGTGGAAGCACGCGAAACTAACAAAACCCACAGTACCTTTCTTCAACCTTACCTGCACTTTAGCCAAAAGACAGGCAGGATTCATCCTCACGTTAATCAGATGCGCAGTGATGATGGTGGCACAGTTACGGGTCGTCTGTCCATGGCCAATCCAAATTTACAGCAAGTTCCTATCCGCCACGAAATCATTGGCCCGCTAGTGCGATCCCTCTTCCTGCCCGAAAACGGCGAATTATGGGCATCAAACGATTTCAGTTCCCAAGAACCGCGACTTTTGGTGCATTACGCAAGCCTCTTGGACCTGCCCGGGGCAGAAAAGATGGTCAACGCTTACAGGGAAAATCCTGACAACGATTTCCATCAGATGGTGGCGGACATGGCAGGGATTAATCGCAAAGCTGCCAAGACCATTGGCCTTGGTTTGATGTACGGTATGGGCAAAAATAAGCTCGCTGGCCAGCTAGACTTGTCCCTAGAAGAAGCCTCCACCTTGATCGACACCTTTCACACCAACGTGCCCTTTCTCAAAGGCACCGTCAACGCCGTCATGAAACGCATTGACCACCCTGCCTCCGGCGGAGCAATCAGAACCCTGCTTGGCCGCAAATGCCGGTTCCCACTGTGGGAACCTACCGAATGGGGCGTGAACAAAGCACTCCCCCGTGAACAAGCCGTCATTGAATACGGACCACGGATCAAGCGTGCAGGCACCTACAAGGGCTTGAACAGGCTCATACAGGGGTCAGCAGCAGACCAGACCAAAGCGGCCATGGTGGCCCTGTTTAAAGCGGGATTTGATCCTATCTTGCAAGTACACGACGAGCTGGCGTTATCGGTAAAGAATCGGGAGGAAGCGCATACTGCTGCGGAGATCATGGCCCAAGCAGCAACATTAGAAATCCCCAGCCGATGTGACGTAGAAGTCGGACCGAGCTGGGGAGAGGCAAAATAACTATATAAAGAGGCTAGGCCTCTTTGTCTTTTAATTTTCTTTCAAACCTACTATCTTTCAAAAACGATCTGAGCCATTTACCTTTACCGAGCTTTACCCACTCTTCGTATTCACTTTGAGTCAGTTTAGCGCTCACGCTTCTTCCGTTCTTGGTCAGTTCACGCTTCTTTGGCTTCAGCATCTATATTCCTTTGATGGAATGGTGCGTGTTCATCTATATAGTCTTTGAGTAGTTTCAAAAACCCAACCTCTACGCAAGCGCGTACCTCTGCTGGTTCAAAGTCACAAATGATGGTCATCGTGCCGTTCTCGTTCTCAACAATTTCTTTCACTATCATGCTTTTCTCCTTCTTCCTTAGTTAAAAAAATGAAATGGCATTTGGTACAACGCCACATCAAGCCTTCCTCTACTACCACTTTGCGTTGACCGTGTAGCCCCCGCAACTTTCCAAAAAATGTTTTGATTTGTTCAATCATTGTGTTTCCCCCATCGTTTACATAGTTGTTTAACCGTTTTGCTCTGCTTCTTCTTTTTATCACACACTGCGCTCTTTGACGCTTCCTTTGCTTTGACCTGAAGCTGCCAAGGCGTGGGCGGCGCTGGCGGCTCAGGAAACAATCCATTAAATCCCACTGTACCAAGGACCGCGCTGAGAATGATTTTGTCAATCAACTGTTCTTCTCCTTGAGTTTGGCTTCAATGGCTCTAGAAAATTCCAGCCACTTACTGCCATAGACGTTTGTGTCATCAAACATATCTAAAATTTCTTCGGGGGTCAGCCCTACCCATTCATGCTTGTAATACATCGGTGTCCATGCGGGTTCTTTCTCAGCGTAGGCTTTGTCTGTTGTGCATTGGTCGGGTGAGCCATCAGGGTAATGCCATGCCACAGGTTCTTGGCTTTTACTCCTTGCAAGACAGGTTCTACCTTCGTTACAGTCATTGGTGCATGGTGGGCAAGTCATTGCTTCATCCCCTCAATACCTTCTACCAAAATATCAAACCATTCTTGTGTGGCTTTGCCTCTGCCCATACTCTCTAACGGCATGACAGCAGGGCGCAGTTCTTTGATGCGTTGCAACACTTCGTCAATCACTTGGTCACGATAAGGATTGATTGCCATCGTTGCCTTCACAGCTTCTTTCTTAGCTACACTTCTGCGCTCAATCTCATTGAATGCTTCATCTTCTTCATTCATCATCAACTCCCTTTTGAAATACATACAACGCCCAAATGAGAATCGCACCGAATGCAATGACAGTGAACGCACCAAACATCATTAACATAAAAGTTACAGCTACATCCCACATCACACCACCTCCACTTCGGCCTGCGTTTCTATCCACACCTTCGCACCGCATGACAACGGCTTGTCGGGGCTGTACACCACACGGCTCACGCCATTAATGTTCACAGAATGGGCGTATCTGTTGCTTTTATAGTCCTTTATAGTCAGCACAGGGTCGTTAGTACCATTCTTTGCGTTGGCTCTAACAACATGCTGGTTCACATGGATGACGGTCTTCATATCTCCCCCACCGGATTCACCCCATGCTCAGCCTCCACATCCCGCGCCAATACCCGCCAATCCAATGAACGCCTGTACAAAGCATAAACACGCTCCTCGGTCAACGGCTCACGCTGCAACCTCATCACCATGTCCGACCTGATCCGCAACTGCAATTCGCACTCCACCAACAACTTGCGCAACTCAGCTACCTCTAACTCCAAATATTTAACCTGTTCCATATCACGCCACCTCCTGTGCAGTGCATTGGGCGGATGACCATAAGACAGTCCCGCTTAGCTTGGCAAAGAATTGGTCTGTTTCAACCATCCAGTCCCGTCCAACTTCATCTTTTGGGGCCTTTTTCCCGCAAGCAAAGTATCTATCTCCAATTGCATAAATTGCTTGTTTGGTTCGTGTTGGCTGATACCGGTAATCTGACAACTCAGCTTGATCCATTCCAAGGGTACTAGCAATAACTTTTTGAGTGCTCATCATTCCTCCATCATAAAATTATCTGCATCATTGTAAAAAGTTAAAAACATATCCAACGCCATATGCTTATCAACACCCGAGGCCCGCGCACCGCCCGCCGCTACCAACATGGCCGCCAACACAGAAACCTTAGGTGACTTGGAATGCTTAAACATCGTCCTAGCAATCTCCTGCGCACAAGCCTGCGCCTCATCCCGTATACGCGCTATCTCCTCCGAAGAGAGCAACTCTTTGTTGTTATCAGACATCTGTCCCCTCCGGCTTATCTAAATACTCACCCAAAGTCAACTCCGCACTAATCAATACCGTTATCACCCCATACAACGCCTGTTTCATCGAACGGTCAGCAGACTTGGCAATTAACGCCAAAATAGACGTTGCCTCATTCATCGTGTTCAACGCATCATCAACCATCCATGTGTTGACTTCAAAATAATTCAAAGGTACCTCTTTCTTCTTGCTCATTCTGTTTCTCCAATAAAAGTTAAATTAAAAATATGCGGCCTGCGCGGCCTCGTCTGCACAATACTGCATAACACCCAAAATAATCTCCTCCCTGACCTCGTCCGACAATATCTCAGAAATATCTACACCGTTCAAAAAAGCATAAAACACCGTCCAGTCCTCCTGCAAACCTACACTAGGGTCCGCAGCCTCAAATTCCAACCAGCAATTCAACGTGTGACGCTTCAAACGCTCGCCCGCACCCGTCTCAAATACATGGTCATACGACAAAAGTCCATCAAAATCATTCATGCTGTGCCCCTTAAGATACTTCGTGATACCAATCATCCAACTGAACAAAGATGTCAAAAAAGTCATCCTCAGTGAGTAATGCAGTTATGTCCATGGACAACGGACCATGGACCACGCGTACAGCTTTAATCTTTGTCTCTCCTTGCTCATCAAGGCCGTAATCAACCTCAACGGGAAGTTTAAGAGAAAGATCAGCCGTGTGTAGCTGATTGGGGAATTGTATACTCATACTCTGCTATCCTTTCTTGAATTACATGTGTTAGGGACACGTAGTATGCGTTAGCAAAACATAGGTGTCAAGTACATTTTGTTGGGTTTTTTATAGGGGTTTTCCCTCATATATATGATATTAGGTATATAAAATAGGGTTTGTTATGCAATTTTGGGTATCCCTATAGGACTTTTTGGAGGAAGAGGTGTTTTTTTTATTTTTTTTGTGGGGATAGACGTGATAGACGTAATGGTGTAATAAGTTAATGAAATCAAGTACTTTTCTGATTACAGTACATTACGGGGTAAGAAACGGTGTAATTTACTGGGGTGTCCCTACGTTTAGAGGAGACGATTTTTTTTTTACTACTCCTCCTCCAAAATCCTCTATAGGGAGCACTCGAATTGACTCTTGCCTTGACAGGTAGCGTTACTTTATGTATACTCCGTTGTTAATTGGTTTTTTCTTTTACGGGAGTTAATCCTTGATACAAATCGAAGCAAACATACCTATCCCTGAAGATCGCACGACCTACCCTTTTCGGGACATGGAGACGGGCGATAGCATCCTGTTTAAGGACGAGAAGCAGGCTGCCTCGGCTAGGGTAGCGGCTATACGCTTTGCCAAGGTCCACAGGCCCGGCTGGACCTTCTCTATGCGCCGTGTAGAAGACGGTTGGCGCTTGTGGAGGACTGCATGACCAAGCGGGATGTTTGGAACGTGCCCCCAGTGGTGCCTGATAAGGCCAAGCAGAGGCTTGCGAGCGAAGTCAAACCCCTAAGGCAGCAAAAGGTCCTGAATGCCAAGGAATGGAAATTTGTGCAGGAATACGTGTCAGGGGATGGCCGAGTGACCCTGAAAGAGGCCGCGATGCGTGCTGGGTACAAAGAGGGCTCTGCTTCGGTGATGGCGTGGAAGTTGACCAACCCGAAAGAATATCCCCATGTGGTGGCCGCGATCCAAGCTTATCGAGCCGAATTGGCATCGAAGTACAACACTTCGTACGAACGCCACATGAAAGACTTGCAAGAGATCCGGGACAAGGCCTTGACTGCTGGCGCGTTTGCTGCTGCCGTGCAGGCCGAATACCGGCGAGGTCAAGCATTGGGCACGATTTACGTGGAACGCAAAGAAATCAGGCACGGGACAATTGACTCGATGTCAAAAGAGGAAGTGCAGCGGAAGTTAGATGAACTTAAGCGTTTGTACGGTGGCCCTCCCCCGACTGCTTTGATTGACGCGAGCACGGGCGAGGTGTTGGCCAGCACTGACCGGGAGAAAGACCCGGAGTTTGATGCAGGCATACCGGATCCTCCGCTGGACGTTTTTGAGATAGACCGTGGCGACGACACCTGAGGCGCGATTCTCTGCACGTGTGCGAGACGGGCTCAAGGCTTTGGGCTGCGATATTGAGCGGATTGAAAACCGTGTGAACCTTGGCGTGTCCGATATGTTGGTGGGCGTGGGGGATCGCTTTGTCACCTTAGAATTGAAAGTGGTGCAAAGTGGCTTGAAAGTAAAATTGCGCCCGCATCAAATTGCTTTCTTGACCCGGCATGCAGCCAAGGGCAGGCCTTGCTTTGTGCTTGTCTTGCGTGCGGGGGGTGTAGTGCTCAAGCCCGAGCGGATTTTGCTTTACCATGGGCGCGATGCTGTTGCCCTTGCTGAAGAGGGCCTTCGGCTGCCGCCGTTGGCTGATTGGCCATCACGGGGTATGGTTTGGCAAGACCTTAGGGATGAGCTATTGATTCCGGCAGATTGATTGAAAAAAACAATTGGACATTTTGCCCCGGTTTGGCAAAATAGAGGTTGCTGAGATAATTCAGCGAACAGAAAGGATAGAGAAATGAACACATACATTGTTTTAATTGTTGCTGGCGATATTGATTGCATTGAAGAGACGCTTGGCGACCTTGTGCATATCGAAGAGTATGCGACCTTGTGCGTTAATGAGCAGGCATGCACGTTTGAAGAGGGGGAAGTGTCGAACCCTCAATATTTAACCCGTTTGGCGCAAAGTGTTGCGGCTGCCGTTAGGGGGAAAATATGAGAAAACCCGTTTGCGTTTATTGGGCGCACGCCCGCCGAGAGGATCCCTCGAAAATTTTCAGATTAAAACGCGAGGCGCTACAGTGGGGCCGCGATAATTTCGACGGGCTTTTTATTGTCGAACCAATTAATAAAGCCAAGCTATCGGAACGGCTCGATTATTTAAAAAATCAATTGGGAATTGTGCCGGAGTTGGCCTACACTGGCCGCTTCACCAACAAAGAAAGAATAGAGTTATGTTAAAAACTGTTGCAATATCAGCCAATAAAAAAACCGGTCCAATTGCGGTAACTTATCGCGCTGGCGAACATGAGACGTATGGCACGTGCCCGCGTACTTGTGCGCTTCACCCGAAAAGCGAAACCGGCACGGATCATATAGACGCGGATTATTTGGCTGCCGTATATGACGCGGTACCCCGGCGCGGTATGGCTTGGGCTTATTCTCATTTTCCCGCTGAGGCGCTGCTCC